ATGGTATTGGAGGGGGAGGTAAAGAATATTTTGTGGACACCTGATGAAGATAGCGGGGACGAATATGAAGTTACCACGATTCGTTATAAAGGCGAGCCGGGAGAGTACGAAGAGGTTGGCACAAGTGATTCAAAGTGGTCATTTGATGCTAGTTACTTCGTAAAGGGCGAGAAATATAGTATGAAAGCTGGAGAGGTTCACTCTATTTTCTTTGCTAAAGGCACTTCTGTGTTATTCTTTGAAGGCCCGCAGATCAATTACAAATCTATTTATCTGCAACCGGTAGTTGACGGTGAAACAATCCCTACATTCAAGATTGAACCTTGGATGTTTAAAAGTAAATTATCTAAATAAGGAAACAAAATGAAAACCACTCTGAAATTCGCAAGCATCGCAGCACTGTCCCTGTCCCTCGCAGCTTGCAACAATCAATCTGGCGAAGAACGCATCAAAGAGCAAATCACTGAACGTAGCCATGCACTGACAGCCGATGAGCGCCCACGTGCACAAGCTAACGCTAAGAGCTACTACGAGAAGGAATTCCCTGTCATCCTGAACGGCGTACGTGGCAGCGAGCGTGGCGTGTTTCTGGAATGCCGCCCTAGTGATAGTAATTTCAACGGCCTCGTAACGTGCAAGGGCCAAGTGCCACAGATTAATGGCGGCTTTAAGGAAAATACCCGCTATTGTGGCTATACGCCTACACTGGTAGGTTGCTCCGATGAAGATACTGTTAAGTAATCCACTTCGTAAATTAACTAGGAAATAACATGACCAATAAGAAACCAACCATCACTAGCCTGAAGCGTGACCTTGCAGCATCGGAACAACGTATTGTAGAACTTGAGAAAAAGGTAGCTAGCACAGAAACAAGCAAAAGCTACTACGATAAGCGTTCCACTGAAGCAGAAGCTGAAGTGGAGTCTATTCACTCTCTGCTAGACGTACTCCCCGGCGCTCTTGCACGTAAAACTGTGAATGACCCTGAACAGGCTTGGAACGTCACTACACACAAGCTTATGACTCGCTTTGCAGCATTCCTTGCCAATCGGAGTAATTGATATGGAAATCATGATTGTAATGGGCATTGGTAAAGCCCTCGTAACGGCTGCTGGCCTGCTGGCTGTGGGGGGCGTTACTGTGTGGCTTGGGCGTATTGTTTATAATAGGAATTTCAAATGATACGAGCTATTGCACGTAAGTGGGCTGCTGCGCTGGATAGTGGGGAGTATGAGCAAACCACCGGACAACTGCGAGATGATAACGGGTTCTGCTGTATCGGTGTACTGTGCAACATTCATGCACAAGATAATCCAGAGCTTGCAGCTACCCAAACTGATCCGCACAGGTATTTTGGGAAGGGTGTCCACGCCCCAGAAGAGGTTATGGGGTGGAGTGGTTTGAAGGTCGCTGAGGGTAAGTTACCTGTGCAAATTGTGGGCGCTAGGTACCTTACTGATTTGAATGACAGGGTGGGATATACATTCCCAGAAATCGCCAAAGTGATTCGTAAGCATTGGAAGGAGTTGTGATGCTTATTTTCTTTTCGTGTGTGTTTGGCTGGTTGCTGGTAGGTTTGTTGACAGCTTACTCTGCTCACGCATTTTTGGAGCCTGATGAGGATTGGCCGCTTGGTGATGTCCTCAAGCTTTCAATAATGGGTCCAATAGTTGTTGGATTCCTTCTAGCCGAACTTTATAGTCGCAGCACCAGTAAGCTCTTCTCAAGAACCGCATTTAAAGGGAAACGTAAATGAGCCATTATCAAAACTTAGTTTCACGTATCCAGTCAAGGATTTCGCTGAGGGCGAATACAATCACCAACTTGGAGCAATGGAAGCTTCTGTATAAGGCTGAGCGCAATTATGGTGACATGAGTAAGGCTAAGGCGTCCTTGCGAGAGCTTGAAGCTTCGCAAAAACTCGACAAGGTTATTCTGAAGGAGTTTGAAGCTGCGGCTTACGCCGAGAAGCGACATGCGCTGCGGTCTAGCATGGAGGTGTTATGAACATTTGTGACGCGGTAGTGACAGAGATTAAGGCTAGCCCTTACAAAGCTTATGACAAGTGGTGGGTGAAGGTTGAGTATGATAGTTGGGGAGCCTTCGGAGAGTCTGCCATTATGTGTAACACGTATGAGGAAGCTGCTAAGATTGATGTTGGGTATGAATTTTTAGTTTAGGGGGGAGTTATGATGTATGCTGTTGCACGCCGTAACCGCAAGACCAATAAAGTGACAATTACGTATTCACCACCCGCTTATGATTATAAACGGGCTTATACGGATGTTGGGGCTGCTGTGGATAACTGTAAACGGCTTAATCTACAACATGGCGGGAGGTTTGAATACGTGGTGGTAGAGTTTCAGGGAGACTAAGTGGGCTACGAGAAAACAGGGAAAAAGATGGCTATTAAAGATGAGTATGTACCGAAGGAAACCCTGAAGGATGTGCTTGAACTTCCCTTCATGAGCGTACCTAGTCGGGGTATTAACAAAGCAACTTGTGAGAAGTTTGGAGTACGCGCTGCGCTATCACAAGAGGATGGCAAAACTGTAGAGGCTGTGTATTTCCCTTCATATAATCAGAAGGGTAAAGTGACAGGTTTTAAGAAGCAAGACCTCACCAAAGACAAGAGTGAGAAATACCACTGGAGCACAGTGGGGGCTGTCTCTATTGGTAATAAGCTATTTGGTCAGAATGTTGCTGAGGAAGTTCCACGTAAGCGGGTTACACTCACTACAACAGAAGGTGAATGGGACTCATTGTCTGCATATCAGGCTATGGTGGAGGATGTTAAAGGTACAAAGTACGAAGGTATTCAACCACATATTGTGTCTATACCACTAGGCACTGCCAATGCAGTAGAGAGTATTCTTCACAACAGTGAATTCGTTCATAGCTTTGAAAATCTGAACATTTTCTTTGATGATGATTATGCCACCCCAGCCGAAAAAGCTAAGGGTGTTATGAAAGGGCATGAGGCACGAGAAGCTGTCGCTAGTGCTCTAGTAGGCTCTTCACTATCTTTGTTTGTCACCACGACAGGGGATAGTTACAAGGACGCTTCTGATATGATTCAGGATGGTAAGAGTAAAGACCTTGCCAAGCTTGTGAGTTTTAATAAGCGCCCTTACAGCGCTGAAAAGATTGTAAAAGCGTCTGACATTAGCTTTGAAGAGCTTATCGAGAAGCGTATAGATGGGCTTATGATTCCATGCTTTCCAGAGCTTATGAATAAGATTCACGGGTTCCGTGCAGGGGAATTGGTTCTACTAACCAGCCCATCTGGGGTAGGTAAGAGCACTGTTACGTCAATCTTTGCCAGTGGCTTTATCGAAGCTGGCGAGCGTGTTGGTATGATTTATCTTGAAGAGACTAATAAAGAAACCCTTCAGCGTATGGTTGCCGCTAAGCTTAAAGTCAACTATAACAAATTCAAGAATGACCCATTAAGCTGTGCTCCTCGTGAAGACATCCAGAAGGCTTACGATGAGATTGTAGAGAATGATGACCTTGTGATGTTGGGCCACTTTGGTAGCCTCCCTATCACTGAGTTGATGAGTAAGATTAAGCACATGCACCTTGTAGAGAAGTGCCGCTACATTGTGCTAGATCACTTGTCAGTTGTTATTAGTGGCTCTGACATTGCTAACGAGCGTAAAGAGCTTGATATGGTGATGACTGAGCTTGCAGCTTTCTGTGCGGCTAACGATGTCTGTATTATCGCCGTATCTCACATCAACCGAGGCGATGGTAAGATGTTCACACCCCCGAAGGGTAGTGAAGATAAACCTTATTGGGTTAAGGTTACGAAAGAAATGATGAGGGGTTCGGCGGCTCTTGAACAGCTTAGCTTTATTATTATTGGTCTAGAACCTGAGATTATGCCTGACAGAAGCCGTGGGCGCGTGCGCTTGACAGTCCTTAAGAATCGACCTTGGAGTTATCTCGGTGTGGCTGACGTATTCCATGTGGATGAGAATACGTGGGAAGTTGTGCTGG